TCCATCCAGGGCCTTGTACCCCTTGACTTCGTTCTGGGCCTCGTACTTACCTTTGGCAGGCTCGATCTTGAGGCGGGCCATCACCCGCTTACCCAACAGCAGGTTCTCGTCGTTCAGATAGGAGATACCGCAAGCGCGGGCCAGTTCGGCGAGTTCCTGCCGACCGATCTCCGTGGCCTTGGCCGACGGGTTGACGATATTGATCTGGGGGAATACCTTGCGGCCATTGTACTCCTGGCCGATGACCGACAGGGTCAATTTCAGCAGCTTGCCCTTGCCGGACTTGGTGTCATTGACATCGGCTGCTTCGATTTCGAACGCGCGCCAGCCGGGCGGCATCGGCGTGAAATCATCTCGCGGTTCGATTTCGTCCGGGTTGATCCCGCCGCCGTCCAACAGTTGTCCTAATTCGCTGCTCATAATTGCGCTCCTGTATTGTTGGGGTTGTTTACGGATTCCGTGGCAGGCAGATCATCAAGAATGCCACAATCAATAATGCCAGTGCGAACGCTTCCATTTTGTTCAGCCTTGTGCTATCGTCCCCACGGCCGCTTCGAACGCCGCCCAGTCCAGCGGCAACTCGTAGGGCAACTGCCCGTAGAGGCCGCGCCCGCCGCCGGGATGCGCGGGTCGCTTCTGCGTGAATAGGTAGCGCTTGCCGCCGCTGGTGTCAATGCCGCGCTTCTTCGTCTTGTCGAAGCCGACATCCTCTTTCTTCACGGCGACCTTGGTATTGCAGAATAGGATCAGATCGGCCCATCGGAAGAGAAGGTTTGCGGCCTTGTCATGGATATCGAACTGGTACTGGTCGTAGCTGTCGCCGGTGGGATCGTCGAATCGCTTGACCTTGACGTGGCCAATGATGATACTGGCCATGCCATGTTCGCGGAGGACATCCAGGCCGTTTGTCAATTGTCGCCACTTCGCAACCGCCTCGGTGTAGCCCTTGCCGTACCCGCCGCCCACCTTCTCAATGCTGTCGGCATTGCCTTCGTCGCATACGGCATCATGGATCAGCGGCTCCATGGCGGAGGCAGAGTCGAGGACGACCGTGCGGTATTCGTGATCGTCGCAGAGAGAGCCAATCGCCTCGAACAGGTCACCCAGCGACTTGCAGGTCGGGAACATGGGCACGCCGAGGGCGTCGGCCCCCTCCTCGCCGCGGACGGGAATGACGATCGGACTGTTGATGCCAGTCTGCGATATCGTTCCGTCCTCGTCGAATTGAGTGCCGCATCCGAAACACGTCTTGCCGATCTTTTCGACGCCGAGCAAGATGATGCGGGGGGCTCGAATCACGACGTCCTGTGTGATACTTTTTAAGTCGAATGCCATTGGGTATCTCCTGTGATTGGTGACGGAGGGATAGTTCAGGTCAGGCCCATTCGAAGGCCCATTCTGTCTTTCTGTTCTCTGGCTTGATGGTCGTGTTCCAAGACCCTGGCCTTGGCCGCATTGTGTGTGAGTTCGAGCCAGGTAGACCCGCATCCACCGCATCTGGGCCTGCTGCGTCTCGCAAATTCCTGAATGGAGAAGAATCCGGTCCATCCGCATTCATCACATTTGTACTTGAATCTATTTTTCTTCGGCCTGCTTGCGTGGTTATCCATAATATATCTCCTGTGGTGGTTAGTTAACTGATGCTCATGAAGGTATAATAGACACGTCTCAGGCTCATGTCAACCCTTGAATGATATTTTTCTGAAAAATTATTTGCTCTCCGGCGACGTGGCGGTCCGGAGCCGCCGGATGCGCTGCCAGTAGGCTTTCGTGCCGATCTTCCGGCCGGAGCGCTTGCCCTTGAGGGTCCAGAGCCACCGATGCCTGAAGGCCGCGAATTGGAAATCGGCTTCATACTGCTTGTTGTCACGCATCGCCCGAAGTAGTTCATCTCGCTTGGTCGGTGACAGGTCCTTGGCGGACAGACCCCACGCCGCATTACGAATCACCTGCACATCGGCCGCGACTTGCTTATCCACTTGGGCCTGCGTCAGCTTCAACTCGTAATAAACCGCCAGGACACCGGGGTCGGGGACCGTTTCCTTGACTCGCTTTTTCAGGAGCAGGTCCCATGCAGCCAATCGCTCTACCTTGCTGGCGACGGTGAAGACATTGACAGCCTCATCGAACGACAGCCGCTTGAACGATGTCTGGAACGCCGTCTGCTTGGAGTCTCGTACGATCCCCCTGCGCTGCGTGTCAGTAAATCCTGCCCATCTATCACTGTCGCCGGGTATCGTCTTGCCGGACCGCAGATCACGAATCAACCGTCGGCGGCGGTCGGACTTATCGGCGTCCTCTTGCGAGACACGCCTGGACCCGCTCCGGTCCCGCAGATAACCGATCATCATCTTCTGCGCGGGCGTCCGTGTAATGTATGCTGGGGCCGGTGATATTCCAGTAGCCCCGATAATAACTGACACGACCACTGACTCACCATTTTCATTCAACCGGAACGCATTGCGGACAGAAAACGGCATGAACATATTGTTGACGAAATGCCAACCCGCTTGGCCAGCCTGCTCCGTCAGCGTGCCTTCGCGGATTTGCCGGCCAAAGTAATCTTCGTTGGCCCACAGATCAAGTGCTGTGCCCCAGAAGGGATTCATTTTGTGCTGGACGGTTTTCAGCGGATTAGTGAGCCACGCGACGATATCCTTAGAGTAGTGCGGCATGGATAGCCGCTCATTACTGCCGTCAGGATTCTTGCGGCCCGTCCGGGGGAAATAAAGGTCCTTCGCTTCTTCCGGGGGTTCTCCGGTGAACAGGTATTGTATAATCATCCCCTGGACAGCGTAAGAGATGCCTGCACCGACTGCGTAGCCCATCTTGCTCGTTATGACATCTTCATTCTTTCCGATCCGCCACGGGACTGTCACCAGATCCCACGCACCGCCGCCAAACTCTCTGATAGAGCCCAGCGTCCAACCCGGCGCCCTGAATAGTAGCATGATGATTTCTTTCATCGTGCGGCCCCAGTTCAGGTTGTCGTAATTCAGTTGCCCCATCCGATTATCTACGTTGTCCCAAGCCTTCGCCATCTCGCGGCTGATCTTGGTATCGTCCCATCCCCGCCTGCTGGCGTTCTCGTAGATGTCTTTGGCCATGTGGAAGAAGACGCCCATCTTGAGATGCGGCACTTCGTACTTCATGATCGGTGCAGCCGACGCCTCGACAAGGGCCATCGCCGCGTGCAGCGGCGCCATTACCGCACCCTTTATTTGCTTGCCTGTTTTGTCGCTGAACATGACGTCCCGTACTGACTGCACCATGCCGTTGAACGCATTGTTCTGATACGCCGCATTCATGCTGGCTGTCCCGCCCCCGCGTATTACCGCCTCGACCACGGACCTCATGATCGGGTCGGGAATGCCGCTCGGATCGCCGCTCCGCATGGCCTCGATGACCTTACCGCCCAGGAAGTAATCAGCCACCGGCGCCGCAGGCACACTACGGAGCATTTTCAATGCACCTCGCCAGTCACCCCGGCCGAGCTTCTGCCAGGCTAGGGCCGAGTGAGAATTGATCGAGTCGGTCCCCACGTTGATCCCGTGGAACCCGCTCATGCCATGGCTGAGCATCAGGGATATGTTTCGCAGTTTCCGCAGGCCATCGTAGACGCCACGAACCCAGATATTCCTATGCGAGCTGAGGCCCGGCGACAGGTGGTTGCGGAGGACGGTGGCCGCCTGTTTGGGTAGCGCCCATTTCCCGAGTTCGAGCACCCCGCCCAATTCAAGGGTCTGCTTCCGGCTGCCGAGGACTACCGATCGGTCCAGATTCAACAGCGGAGCCAGGGTGGCTTCGCTGGCAAGGAACGCTTTCCATTCCGCGGTAATCAGCGGAGCGACCTCGGCCATCTTCCCGGGGGCCGCGAGCCACGCTTCGAGAATGACTGCCTCTTTCTCGGCCTCGACTCGCAGATACCGCAGGCGGGCCTTGCTAACATCTTGGCCTTCACCGCGCAGATCCGCCAAGGCGCGGAATTCCTTCTTGATCGCCGCACGATTGGCGGTCTGATCCTTCTTGACGGGTTGCCCCTTCTTCTTACCCGACATGAACCGCCGCCCGACGGTGTGCTCGCCGTGCAGCATGTGATTGTACAGGCCGTACTGATCTCCGATCTGGTGTCCGATCTCATGCGCCAGCACGGATACCGGACCTGCATACCGGGTCTTGATATTCTTGCCCGGCCCGCTCTGACCCCACTTGCGGCCGCTCATCTTTACGACTCTCTCGTGCGACACGCCCATCATGGTCGCAACGCCCATGAGCTGATCGACCAGGAGCTTGTCGTAGGCTTCTTTGAGTGTTACTTTCGGTGTCGTGCGCACAATCAGAGAAGGGTCGTCCACGAACTCCCATTCGGCCCGCTTGTAGTTTTTCTCCAGACTCGACGGGACGAACACGGCATAGCCCAGGTGCTTCAAGTCCGCTATGATGTCCATACCGGCCATGTAACGGTGCATCGAGTCCAGCCGGAGAATTACCATCTCCACGGGGTTGTCGATAGCCAACTCAAGCCCCGCTTCCAGCCCGTCCTTGAGCCTGAGATACTTCCGCTTCTTCAGGAACCCCTTGGGTGTCAACTGCCGCTTCGACAGTAACCCTGCGATCACGTCCCGATTTTGGTCCGGCCTCTTGAAGTGGTGCGGGAAGTAATTTTCGATATACTCTTCAAGCACGCCGTATGCCTGGACCTGCGACGTCCCCCGGTCCATCATCTCCCGGAGCAGCGCCGCTATCTCATCAAGCTCGGCGGTGTCCTGCGGGCGGGCGCCGGCGGGATCTTCCATCCGGTCGATGAACTCCACGACATCGTCCGGGGACATCCAGCGAACCTTCTTGCCCGCGGCGTGTAACTTGGCCCGCACAACCTCACTTCGCTGTGCAGCCTCGGCAGTCCGACGACGGCGAATCAGGTCCATGGCCCTGCCGGCAAGGCCGCGACTGGCTGGTGAGATTATCTCCAGCAGGCCGTCCACGAGTTCCGGGATGGTTTTCTTCGTGGTGTCGGCCCGCTTCTTGACTTCCGCCGGGGGCTCGACCACGCGCTCGGCGAAGCTGTCCTCTTCTGACGCGGCCGACATCGAGCCGCTGGCGGCGCCACTTACGCCTCCATCTGCCGGAGTG